TCCTAGTGTTATAGTGTTTAGGAGATGTTTGCTTTCGCAAAGGGGTGAACACGCCACACCACCGGCGACGAGCATTACCTCGGCTGGTTCTTGACGAATCGAGCGACCTCGATCAAACGGAGTTCTGTTTTGCCTGTGAGTGTGCCTTAGCTATGTAGTTATGCTAATGTGTGCCTAAGAAATATACTGTTTTTATACTAATGTTGTTACTAAATTCATAGCAACTGCTGTGCCTGAGATGCTCGAGCCGATCATAATTGCACGATCGCTCCAAGCCATGCCTACATACACCCAGCCTATTGAGCTGAGAATATATGCAACTTGTCCGTAGACTGTAAAGCCTGCGCTAATAGAGAATACTCCGAACACAGCAAGTATCATTGCAACCCACTTAACATACCAGTCAACTGTACCAGTAGGCGTAGTAGGCGTTAGATCCTCTACTTCTGTTTGCAGTTCGGCAAGTTCTTGTTTGAGTCGTTTGCGTTCTTTAGACAGTTCCATTGCGAGCTTGGTAGCTCTGCTTGCTGAACTTTCTTCTTGATATTCTTCTCTTGCTTGTTCTTCGCTCATTTCTAATCCCAGAGATTTTCAAAATATTTTCCGAACAAACGGAAACCGTTACTTATACGTTCTTGATATTTCTTTCTACCTTCCCAATCATACTCTTTGGTATCATTAGGTCCACGAACCATTTCACTCATGCCATCTTCCAGTTTCTTCCACTGTATATCGCTTTCACCAGTTTCAAACTGTTCTTCCCAGCGTCCGTCATCTACTTTAGTTTCAAACGCAAAGATCATTTCGTCCAACACCCAGTCCCAGCGTTCAAAGTGTTTGTCATCTACTTCGCCGTTATCTTTCTGCTTCTTGGTAAGTTTCTTACCGTGCAGTTCTTTAGGAACATCTTTCAAATCAACATAAGGAGCACCGTGCTTGGTAGCTTTCAGCTGTACAAGCATAGGCAGGATAATGTGTGCAAGTGTATTATCCATGCTCCATGTGTCCCAGCGATCAATGTGTACTTTGATTGTACGTTCTTGTTTGCTGTGAATCCAGTTTAGGAAACGACTTAGCAGAGTGTGATGACGCTCACGATCCCAGCTGCGGACGTCACCTACTTCAGGATCGGGCTCTACGCTACCGTGAGCAAGCCATTCACCAAACTTATGTACCCAGTCTGGCTTACGAGGAATGCCATATTCGTCCTTTTCTTTCTTTGCCCAGAAGCAAAGTTTTTCAGCGAGCTGATATGGGCCAAACCAATTTTCGTACGGTCCAATTTTTACTTTCATTTCTTGTTCCTCGTTGTACACTTGCCGCTCATACACATTGGACAGTAGTGCTTGCGGTCTTCATGCTCAAATCCATAAGCTATTATAACACTACATCCGTCACAGAGCAAGGCCCCGCGGCCACCATTAAATTTAACTTGTGCAACTTTATACTTACTCGTCATAATAATCTACAACCATTACCATTTCAGGTTTGTCAGGCAGCTGGAATGTCTTTGCAAACTCCATTGCTTCATGTGCATCTTCAAACAGCTCAGGCTGTAAGTCCCAACAATGATCTGTTTGTTTAGTAATATAAATCCAATCATCCTTGCCGTCAAGACAAACCATTACAGCGTACATTGTTTACTCCAAAATATCTGCTATCTTATGTGCTAGTTTGCGGAACCACATTTCATCGTGTCCACGAGTAGTTTCTGCTGCTGTTCCCAAACGAATACCACTGGTCTCTACAAAACTGCGTGGATCATTAGGAATACCATTCTTGTTTACAGTGATGCCGTTTGCTTCCAATAAGTCAGCTGCTTCGCGTCCACTGTGCTTGCTGTCACTTAGGTTAACAAGAATAATATGCGAGTTAGTACCACCTGTTTGCACCGTCATACCGCGCTGTCTAAGCACGTCACACATAGCCTTAGCGTTGCGTACTACGTCTGCGCTGTACTGCTTAAACTCGCTTGTATTAGCTTCTACAAACGCCTGTGCTTTAGCGGCAATAATATTCATCAACGGGCCGCCTTGTGTACCTGGAAAGATAGCACTGTTGATCTTACGAGTGTAGTCTGGATTGTTCCATAAGATAATGCCGCCGCGCGGGCCACGTAGTGTTTTGTGCGTGGTACTGGTAACAAAGTCTGCATACGGTACTGGGCTTGGATACGCTCCGCCTGCAATCAATCCTGAGTAGTGTGCCATGTCAACCAATAGATATGCTCCTACAGTGTCAGCAATAGCACGGAACTTTGCCCAGTCAATTTCACGTGGATACGCACTTGCACCTGCAACAATAATTTTAGGCTGTACTTCAAATGCTTGACGAGCAATAGCATCATAGTCCAGCCAACCTGCTTCATCTACACCATAGTGATGTGCTTCATACACTTTGCCAGAAATATTTACAGGGGCTCCATGCGACAGGTGTCCGCCACTTGCTAGGTCCATGCCTAGTATTTTATCGCCTGGATTTAGGAAAGCAAGATAGATTGCTGTGTTGGCATTAGCACCACAGTGTGGTTGCACATTAGCAAACTCACAGCCGTACAGATCTTTCAGTGTGTCAATTGCAAGTGTTTCAATTTCGTCCATATGTTCGCAACCGTTGTAGTAACGCTTGCCAGGATATCCTTCTGCATACTTGTTAGTAAACACTGAACCAGCCAATTGCATAACTGCTTCGCTTGCAAAGTTTTCACTAGCAATAAGTTCTACTGTTTGATGTTGTCTATCTGTTTCTTTTGCAAGAATGTTATTAATTCTTTGATCCATTATTCTTCCTTTTCATATGACCATTCTGTAATAGGTTCAAAACTTTCCGCAGGATCCACCATATCAAACTTGCGAGGATAGTGCTTGAGTAGGCTACTTGCCTGCTTTCTCACTTCGCTTGGTACTCGTGGATACTTCTTAGGATCCCGTAAGTCCATTAGGAATCGTTCTACATTTAATACTGCGTTTGTACGTTCAATTGGTAATGTCATTATGCTAGGTCCGTAATTAACTTGTAGTTATCCCATGCTTTCTGTTGTGCAGGATTATGTTCTTCTTCAGGCACAACACACTCTAGCCAGTAGTAAGGCAAGCGAGCAGGATGAGCACCGAACTGTCGTGGCTGATGAAACTTACCACCGTCGTACAATCGAATAGCTACGTTGCGATAAATTTCGCTTGCTTCTTCGTCTGTTGCATTAGGTTCTGCTCCTGCCCATTCAGGGTTGCTCATTCCACCGTAGCGGTATCCGTCCCAGATTGCATTCCAGTGTGCATCATTGTGCGGATCAAAGTCTGTGCGAGCAATAATTACTAGTACATCATCATAGTCTACTCGTGCTTCTACAATATCTCGCATACAGCGACTAAGGCTTAATCCAACTTTCATAAGTCTTCTTTCCAACGTTGTTTGTCAATAAACACTTTTAGTGTTCTATCATCATCTTGTAGATCGTACTTGATCTTTTCGCCTTGATCTCTGTGCAAGTACTTTACATATGCTCGGCCAGAGTCGTCAATAACTTCGAAACGAGTCACACCTTTCATGCGCTGTAGTTCTTCGCCGTCGAAGATAGCATTGTGAATAGCCATATAACCACAGTCCATGCCTGCTTTATACATGCCCGGGTCAAAGCCAAACACATCGTACAAGCCATAACGATATGAGCCGTTGTCGATGCCGTCCGCTTTCCAGATACGCTTGCACACAGCGTAGAACGCATCTTCACGTTCTTTCTCAGAGAGTCCATTCCACCAAGCATCATTTTCAGCTTCGTATGCTTTGCGAGACTTTTCCATCTCTTGCCCAATCTCTGCAAGAGCGTCCAATGCCTTTTCACGTTTTTTGTGTTCGTCTGCCATATCGTTAATATCTACCATTAGCCTTTACCTTTGTCTACCCAATCTTGAAACTTGCGAGTAAACTCTGCTGCCGTCTGTTCTTCTTCAAAGTAGAAACTGTGACTGTACACATCTGTATACGTGTCCATGCTCCACTCCCAACGGTTTAGATTTCCTCTACACCATGCTTTACATTGTACATCCAAATCACTGTGTACGTCAACCTGAAATCCTGGCTTCCACCGCATCTTATACTCTGAAATTTCTAACGGTGTCATTTTCATTTTATCCATAGTATTCATAGTATTCATATTATTTCCTTGCTAAATACTTATATGAAGGATGCTTATACCACCGCCTTCTATGATGTTGTAAAAGATTCACAAGCCAAGTCAGGCATGGAACTACCGCATCATATAGAGGCTTATATTGTGATGCTACTGAGTGAGTTCGTAGATCGTAATGATATTCCGCCTGACTCAACATTTGCTGAAATGTTCCTCTCTATCAAAGATGCTAGACAAGCCAAACAACTGGGCGATACTTGCTTGTTCGTAAGCGGAGCATTTCCTAAGCTCAAAGCACGTCACGGTATTAATCGCAGGTACTATCAAGATATTGGCTCTACATCATATGACATGGCTAGTGGAATGAACGAAGAACTGTTCCCTGTACTAGCCAAACACTTTGTATTTCTAAGTGAGTTCATAGAGATAACTGTTAATTCGCCCAAACTGACGCAGAATAACCTTTTCCGTTAGTATCGCCACCGTCGTTTTCAACTTCAACACCGTCGTAGTGTACTTCTGTAACAGTGTCTTCACCGTTTAGATATTCTGTAGTATAGATCTTTAGTTTCTTAGGGTCAAACTCACCGATAGTTTCGATGCGTCCGTCAAAGAATGTACCTTTCTCGCTCGAGTACAACTGTGCAATGTATTCTACTTCTGGTTCTTCGCAACAGCCCATTTCAATAAGTTCAACAGCATAGTCAGTTTCTTCTTCGATACCGTTTAGATACTCTTGTAGGTCTTCTCTGTCAATTACTTCGGCTACAACTTCCGCATTGTAGTCATCGCTGCTAACTTCATCTACTACAAGATATGCACTTCCTAGTTCAACTCCCATCGAGTGTTCAAACTCTGTGTGTGATTCGTACCAAGGACGCTTATAGTCGTCGTCGTCTGGATCGTTTAGAAACTGTGCTTCTACTGGTACACTGTCAAGCTCGTCAAAGTCACAATCCTCAACATGGTCTGCAATCATATACTCTACAAGATCATTGTCTCCGTGTTCTTCGCAATGTGCGTTCCAAAAGTCATGTGCTTCTTTGCTAATACTCATGTAAGCACTTTCACCACCGTACCCATTTAGTAGAATACGATAGTAGCGTGGTCCTTTGAGCGTTTCAATTAGTTCTTGTTTTTCTTCTGAAGTAGTCATGCTGTTGTTCCTCCAATAAAGGGATTTAAATCTAATTGTTCTTGATCTGGATTTTTATTTAGATTAGAATTTATCAATTCTTGATAATCAAAATCGTAATAAAAATATTGTATGCCTTGCCTAGGTGCTTTAACTTTCCACATTCCATACAATAAAATTCCGCTTTGACTGCTAGTACTGCCGGTATATGCTTCACCGTTCATTTTATAACAGCTATCGACAGTAATAATAGGTATTTTAAGTATGTAACTCATCATCCTTAAATTACCTTCGTGCCAAGCATTAGTAATTTCATCATAGTTAGGAAGTTCTCCTTTGAATCCATTAGTGGCATGAAATATAATCTGTGCATTCAGATCTTCTTTAACATAAATTGGTAGTGACTTTTTATTACTTAAAGGCCCTCCCCAAAAATCATTGCAAATTAAACCTGATGCTGAAAAAATATTTCCATTAGTTTCGATATCTATTAGTTTAATGTCTTCAGAAATTACAGTTTGGTCGTATTCTGGAATTGTAAGAGTTTTGTTTGTGCTTCCTAAAAATTCACCAGCTTTTGAATAGAATCTGATTTGATTCTCTCTTCGATATCCTTCTACAAATTTATTGTCTTCTTCTCCCCACATCGTTCCAAGACACAGCCCTACTTGATGTTTGGTAGCATGCTGCACTACATCATTTTCAGCAGCATACACATCTTGTATTGATCTGCCAGAACGAGTGTCAAAGTCTGGAAAATATCCAGACAGACTGCCTTCGGGTGTTAATAAGTAATCTACTTTATTTTTACTAGCCCATACAATTGCATCTTTAATGTCTGCAATATTTTTATCAAGATTATCAGAGCATGGAAGTTGTGCTCCTGCAACTCTTATTTTGGACATTTAAGAAACACTCCTTGCGGTATTGGCAAGAGAAGTCCAGCCATATAGTTTATATTCAATCATAATATTATACTAACAGACTGGAATCCATTTGTCAACCTTTAATCGATACTAATTTCTAGTTTACTTTCAAGATAGTCAACCATATTCTCAGGTGTTGTTTCACCGTATGGATCTTCGTCAGTGCCTTCGTTGTTGATGCCAGGTTCCTGCCACCACTTCTCTACAACACCATCATTGAACACTGCCATGTAGCGCCATGAACGCAATCCAAAGCCCAAATGGTTCTTACCAATCAACATGCCCATAAAGCGAGTAAAGTTGCCTGAACCATCTGGAATTACTTTTACGTTTTGAATGTCCTGCTGTTTAGCCCATGCGTTCATTACAAATGCGTCATTGACTGAAATACAATATACTTCGTCAACGCCTGCTTCTTTGATACGAGCATAGTTTTCTTCAAAGCCTGGAAGTTGATAGGTTGAGCAAGTTGGAGTAAATGCCCCTGGTAGGCTGAATACTGCTACACGCTTGCCTTTTAAAATATTATCGCTTGTTACGTCTTCCCAACGAAATGGGTTAGGTCCGCCGATACTTTCATCGCGAACACGAGTTTTGAACACCACGCAAGGTGCTTTAAAGCCTTCAATCATACTGTGTGTCTCCTTGTAGTATCATACTAGTATACACGATCTACAGTAAATGTCAACCTTTTTTTAATTATTTCTACGAATGCCTAGTGCTCTATTAGGTGAATAGAAATCATAACGCACTTCATTACTTTGATTGCCTCCTAAAATAATCCAAATTTCTTTACCATTAACTATTTGTGAGTCAACGAAGAATCCAACGTGTCCTTGCCAACCTTGATTACCTCTTGGAAATACAACAACATCGCCACGTTGTATATCTGCAGGTTCTACTTTGATGCCCCATTTAAGGAAACTACGTGCCATAAGAGGCACATCACTTATACTATCACTTCCTGGTATGCCGTCTAGTTCTAACACAGCATTTACAAATGCTGCACACCATTCTGTACGCACAGGATCTACGTCTAATAGTTCTTTGAGTTCTTGCCTGTGTATACGTTCTTCTAATCCAATATAAGGTTGTGCTGTTATTACACTATTAGTTTCTAGCGATTTATTAAAAATTGAATCTGCAAATGCATCGTCTAATTCGGCACAAGCTGTCAACAGAAATGATGTCATAACTAAAACATATTTTTTCATATTGCTCCTTTAGTTGTTCAAAGGATTATCAAGTGCTTCCTGTAGCAACTCTCTAATATCTGTATCCAGTTGACGCATGTCTTCGTCAATACGACCTTCAGTTGCTCGCATAGTATCACGCACATCTTTTTCAGTTTCTCTGTTTAGACTTTCAACTTCACGTATGCTTTGTGCTACATCCTTCTCAACTTGATTCATTTCGTTGCGTATGCCTTCAAGTGTTGCTTCAATACTTGCTTGTGCAGCTTTAACTCTTGCTTCTGACTCATCAACTTTGTCTTCCATTCTGTCTACTGCTGCTTCAGTTTTTAGAATGTCATCACGTAGTCCGTCTTTGATGTCACGAGTATAATCAACTGCTTCTGTCAGTTTAGTTTCGATAATAGTCATTCTTTCATCGTAACTTGCCATTAGTTCTTGATACTCTTGCTGTTGATCAACAAACGCTATTGCTTCTTCGATCTTTTGATACATCACAAATCCACCGTATAGTGAACCTACTACAGTACCTATAACAGTTACAAGTGCTGTAACACTCATAAACGATACTTTTATACCGAGGACGCGAAACTCTTTGTTCTTTAGGTTCTCGATACCTTCTTCCATATTTTCTAAGCTTTCGCCTAAGTCTTTGTCAGCCATTGCCCTCTCCTTTTATATTTTCTACTTCATACTTGTTTGGATTGAGTGTTCTATCCATCTCAAATCCTACATTTTTCCAGTATGATTTGCTTGCTGGTGTTGCAATTGCCCATAACAAACATAGTACTCCTGTTGCTGATATTAAACTAATCTTTAACATCGCGATTATCCCATGATCCTGTCTCATAACAACCTGCAGGAATAGTGTCTTTGTAGTTTACACCTGCTTCAAAACCATTCTTGGTACGTTTGATGTATGAACTTTCAAACGCATTTTCTCTTGGTTTGCCCCAACAGCGATTATTACTTTGCCCAGGATAACGATATCTTGGATTGTGCTTTAAGAAGTCTTGTAGTTCTGCATGTTTCTCAGCAACAATCTTTCTTTTCACTGCATTAGTGCATACTGATGCTTGATTCCAGTCAAAGTTGTTTATTCTTTCTTCAACAGGTGCATCCCACTGATACCCAAAATGTTGTAAGCAGTTTTTAACTCCTTCATTGTATCCAGTGTCTGCTGTTGCTACTAATGGTGCCCACACTATTAGTAATGCTATTAATAACGCCCTCATTTTTACCCTTCCTTAGAAACGCTTTTCAGTTCCTATTACTATTCCTCTTTCAAATGTACCATCTGGTTGTATTTGTCCACCTGGCATTGCCCATATCGTTACACTGTCTGTAACTTCATAACCTAAACGTACAAACGGTGTTGCTGGTATATCGTACTCTTCTTCTATAGCTTCGTACCCGGTTGCCCAACCAAGTTCAATAAAACTATTGTCATAAAATGTCCAGCCTTTTTTAGCATAAAGACTTAGATTGTTTTCACTGTTGTACATTACACCTACGCTGTATTCATTTTGCGTAGTATACTCAACAAACGGATGATACTTGTTAAAGTTTGCATCATCAAAGCCTGCATGTAAACTTAGTGCCAATCCTATACTTAATGGATCCATTTTTTGTTATACCCCTTGTAGTTTGTATTTAACTCTCCTTTGAGAACTCTTTTGTTAACTTCTTTGCGTGTTTTATCTTTAAAGTGTCTAACTTCAACTTCTCCAGTATCAACCCATTCGCTGGTCCAATACACTACAGGTGATTTTTTGTCGTTATTTTTCATATTGACTTCTTACCATTGCTCTGTGAGTTGCATCACTTGCACCGTTAAACAACCCTGCTCCTGGATTATCATATGTTTTTTGATTTTCATATACACCCTGGTCATTGTATATATCCCCGTCCGCCATCTGCGGTTGCTGATATGCTCTAAAGTTTGGATTGTAACCCAACAGTGCTGCTTGTGCTTCCTCGTCGTCTGAACCAGCAAGTGCTTCTGCTACCAGTGCATCTTCTTGTGCGTTTTGCGATTCAACTGATGCTTCAGCACTTTCCTCTGCTGTTTCTTCTGCGTCTGCTACTGCCTGCGTAATCAAATTTGTTGTTATATCATTTATTATTTGATTGATAGGATTAGTAGGATCGTTTAGCATTGCCAATTGTGTTAGTGCTTCATTTGATATAGCAAGGTCTTGTTCGCCTGTGATGTCAGTAGTTTCTACTGCTCCGCCACTTGCTAATGGATTGCTGTCTTGTGTAGTTTGTCCTGTGCTTGCGAAGTCAGTAGAGCCAAACGAATCATTTGACTGCGAACCGTTGTTTGATCCTGTTGAACTATCTTGTGATTGGCCATTGTCTGATCCACTATTACCAAAGCTTTGTGTTGATCCTGCTTGTTGTGTGTTACCAAAGCTTTGTGTTGTAGATGTTCCTGTTGACTGCGTAGCATCGGCAACAGATGTACTGCTGCCATCTGCGCTAGATCCAAACTCAAAGTTACTTCCGCCGTTAACACCACCGTCTGCGCTTGTGCTGCCCGTAGGATCTACACTTGTTAGTGTGCTGCTAACACCGCCAGACTCGGACAAGCCAATGCCTGCGCTTGCTTGTGCTACTGCTGTGCTCGACGATACAGCACTGTTGGCTACATTGTTAGCTGCGTTCAACGCACTTAGCTGTGTTGCGTTTAATCCTGAGCCTGCTGACTTGGTTTCGCCTGCGGCTTCTGCTACTGCTGTTTCTGTTGTTTGTTCTGTTGCTTCTTGTACAGGATCAGGTGTTGCTTCTGCTACTGCTTCTTGTACAGGATCTGGTGTTGCTTCAGCTACGGCTTCTTCTACAGGATCTGGCATTCCGTTGTCTGAACCGTCATCTACAATAGCACCAGTTGCTTCAGCAATTTGTTCAGTTGTGCCTGTAATTGCAGGATCTTCTCCAAAAATATTTTCTTCAGCTGACGCCATATTTGTAACTTGGTTCATTTGATCAATCATAGCTGTTTGGTATCCAGGACAGTTTACATCATATAGGGAATCATTCATACACATCTGTTCAAACAATAATTGTTCAGTGTTGTCTTCTATAATAGGTCTATATTTGATAACCACATTAGGATCATCAAATTCAGGACCATACCAGCCTTCCCATCCTCCTACGTCTTGCGCTGTAACATCTAACTGAATAGCTTCAAGAGTGCTTAAATCAAAAGGTTGAGCAAAATTTTCCTCTCCTGACATAGTAGTCCATGTGTCAATGTGATAGGAATAGTCATAGGTTTTTTCATAAACTGTATTGCCGCCGTTGTCTTTAATAGACAACGTAACACTAAGTGTATCTTGTGCCTGTGCGCCGTTTGTATCTTCAAAATTAGCATCTGCGTTTTTTACTCTCCAGCTATATGTATAGCCTGTGGTTTCTAATCCTGCATTTTTAAGTGCAGTGTCGATGGCTGAGATTTGAGATAGAGTTTGTTGCACATATCCAAAGTTGATTTGATCACTGTCGTTGTTGATTATAGGACATTCGCCACCACCTGCGCCTTGGTTGTCAGCCCAAGTAGAACCGTCTCCTGTAGAGTAACACCCTGACCAATATTCTGCGCCATCGCCAAATATGTTGGTTTCGTCATCTGATACACCTACATATGCCTGCTGTTCTTGATATATTCCCACAGGTGCAGGATCTGGGTTTGTAATTAGATTTAGATCAAAGAAATCATAGTATTCAATATTTTGATATTCTGGAACGTCATAGAATGCACACTGACTAGGCTGAATAGCGTTTATTACAGCAAACGGGTCACCTCCGTAGTTTCCTCCGTCATACATAAAACAGAAACCATCATCAGTAGTGTCGCCATTATTTGGATCGCCAGCAATACTCCAATGCCAATCTGTTAGAGTAGAGCCTTCGTAGATACCACTTTCGTCAATAGAGTCCTTGTAATAATCTACATCGTTGTTCCAGGTGTGATTGTTGTAATCGCCTGCTGCGTGGGCTAGATTATATGCCGAGAAGCAAAGTAAGCAAGCCAGCAGCAAGTATGCCTTGGATAGCACCTTCAGCTTTATCATTGCGTCTTGTCTCCTGCTCTATATTAGTAGGCTGCATTTCTGGATTTGCTTCCCATTGTGCTTTAGCTTCTGCGCCAATTGAGCCGTCAAACGGACAAGGTGTTCCTGCCATTTCCATAGCACGATATACACTTGAATCTTGACACATCAAACTCACAGCCGCAACTTTCATACCCATGTTGTAGAGTGTTTTGGAGTTCTTTAATCGCTCACAGTTCAAGTCACGAACGTGTCCGCCGCCACTTGCACCAAGTATCTGTGTTTGTACAGCCGCTGAGTATGTTACAGTACATGTGTCATTGCCGCCCATTTGCACTGTTGGAGCAATAGCAGTTGGCGGTGGAGAAATAACTCTCTGTGTAATATCGCTAGTGTTGTTGTTATTGTTGTTATTATTGTTTGTATTTTCTGATGTACTGTCTACAGTTGTATTATTAGTATTGTTGTTTGTATTAGTATTTGTGTTGTTACTAGTCACATTACTGTTTACATTTTGATTAATATTTTGATCTATAGTACTATTAGTCGTTTGATTGATCGTACTATCATTTGTACTGTTAATAGTGCTGTTGTTAGTATTGTTAGTAGTCTGATCAATCGTACTAGTATTAACATTTGTGTTGGTATTAGTATTGTTTGTACCACCACTTAAAATATTGTTGTTTGTATTAATATTTGTGTTAGTACTTGTACTATCAATTGTACTGGTATTAGTATTTGTGTTGGTATTTGTATTGTTTGTACCGCCACTTAAAATATTGTTGTTAGTGTTTGTATTGGTACTGGTAGTTGTACCAGTATATGTAGTATCGTTAGTATTAGTATTAGTATTAGTGTTTGTATTCGTATTGGTATTTGTACCAGTGCTGTTTATTGTACTGGTATTGGTGTTTGTATTGGTGTTTGTACTATCAATAGTAGTATTGTTGGTGTTTGTATTTGTTGAGTTTACAGTACTGTTAGTTGTAGTGTTACTGTCTGTGCCCACGTAACTAGAACTATCATACGTAACTCCATCCACAGTAGTTTGTGCCACAGCTGATGTTGCTAAAACCATAGTCGTAATTGTTGTTAAGAGAAGTTTCTTCATTCTAGCCCCCTAGATATAATAGTGCGCCCTCACGCTCTACTAGTATATTTATTAGTTAATGGGGTATAGATTAAGTAGCAGTATAATGATTAAACAGTAGCGTTAGGATCGTTAGGCTGTGCTTTGGTTTGATCTACTGGTGCTTCTGGAGCATCGGCAGTTGGTTCTGCTGGTTTTGCAGATGCTGCTTTGTTCTTTTCTGCTTGGGTTGCATCTAGTTTTTCAACATTAGCAAGTTCTTTTAAAAGTTCGCCCATTTCAACTACATTACGAATCGCAGCAGCACTGGTTCTTGAACTCAGTTGTACCAATACTGCTTTGCCGTCTAGTTTTTCAGCGCCGTCTTTGCCAAGAGCTTTAACTGCTTCTTTGCCTTTTAGCTCACCGATAACACTAATTCTGTGAGTTGAAAGACCGACATCGTTTGTTACCCTTAGATCATAAAGTTCTAATGCTGCTAGTAATCTAGCATCAAATGCTAGTTCTTTGTAAGCAATTTTTTTACTGGGTGAAAGAATAACCATTGTTACTCCTTCTTCTCCTCTTGTAGCATGGAAGTTAATGGCATCATATACATGTTGTACAAGCTTATATTCTTTACTAGCATCGTCGCCTGCTGTGTATTCTTGTACTTGTTTGGTCATTTCTGAATACAGTTTAGCAAATGGTCCTTTGCTGTAGTTGTGTTCTTTGTAATCTTCTTCATTACTACTTTTAAATCCAAACTTTTGTTTCATAGAATCAGGAAGTCTAAACTTAAAGATACTCTCAAAGAAGTCGCTTGCAGTTTCCCACTCTCCGCCGCTTATTTGGCCAAACTGTTTTACAGTTCCAGCTTTTAAACTTAGTAGTCTTTGTGGTTGATCGTCGTACTCAAGTTTCAAATCAACTTTAGTACTATTTTGGTTAGCAGCATCGCCTCCGTCTGAGATAATACGTATTTCGTTTTTGCCTTCTAATTCTAGTTTGGCTTTATCAACTGCGGTAGCTGCTCTTTTATTTTTGTTTGCATATTCGACAGCATCTGCCACTTGCCTTTGCATGCTGTCCAATGTTTCCTTTTTAACTTCAAACTCTGTGAAAAGTCGAAGATCTTCTACAGAGCCCATTGGATCCTCATCATCGATCCATATTTTTAATGGCTTCATCGATGCACTATTAAGTGTTAGAGTAAATTTAAATTCATCATCAATAACACCAACAGTTTGATAGTCAGTTGTGCCTTCAGCAATGCCTGCTGCTACTACGTCTTTTAGTATTCGTATGACATCGTTTTTCGTAACAGTTCTGCCGCCTCTTGCAAATTTTGCAGAAATTGCAGCGCCGAGAACTGCTTCAGCAATATCTCCAAGATTAGGTACAAGTGAACCTTTTACTGCTTCATTCTTTTTCAATCTATTCAGCGGAACTTCGTCACCGTCGATAAAAAACTTGGTAGCTGCTATAAATTCTGGATAATTTGCTAACGCATATTTTTCCCAATCATCAGTAGACATTTCCTCACCGTTAACAGTAATCTTGTCTACCAAACCACTCTTTTCATTTTTGGGGTCTGCTAATGCTTCTTTGCCCTTTACAGCAGGGTCAACATAAGCAAAATACTTGGAGTTCCTAATACTTTTTGCTGAAGCATTTATATATTTGATAGGATTAATGCCATTTTTTTCTTCTGTTGATGATAACCATTTCTTTCCGCTCATTAAGGCAGCTTCACTTAGACTTGTTCTTGCTTTAACTTTTGATTCTACAATTTTAATATCTGAAAAACGCATGTTACTGTTTCCTATTTCTTTTTAATATTTATGCAATTTTAGGAAACAACATATCTGTACAGAAACGGTCAACGTCTTCTTCGTTAAGTCCTAAACTTTTCATAGTACGAGGTGTGTGCGGATTCTGTTGCTGATTATGACAGTAATAGTTTTGTGCTGCGGTTACTAAACTCCTATCGCCGAACCCTGTAAACTCGCCTATCTCATCAAAGTATGCACGGAGATTGTCTTGTGCAAGTTCAATAATGGCAACTGCTTCTTCTTCACTGTTTACATTGCCAGCTGCCAGCATTTTGTCTGTAAAAATATTAGTAGCCCATTCAGGTAGTTGTCGTTGCTTCTTGGGGATAAAGTCTGCTACTGCTTCCTTATAGCCTTCAATCATTGGATGATCAAATGTAGCACTAGCACTAAAGTCGTGAAAAGCACCTGTCATTTTGTTCTTGCCAGCAATAACATCAAAACCGTAGATAGGACCGTCGTTGTTGAGTACAGGAAATACACACACATGCATCATCCATAAGCCTTTTGTGTCACGAGCGTCTACAACATCAATGTGAGCCCGCCTAACATGATCATTGCGCCAAACGCGATTAATCCACAAATCGTTATTAAAATGGGCAAGACCTGGTTCTTCAAACTCTGACGCATTTTCTTCAAATATGTTGATAATTTCATCTTTACACTCTATCAGTCTATCCCAAATAACACTCATAATAATTTCCTAAAAGTTAAAATCGTAATAAAAATAATCAATGCCGTTTGGCTTTGCTTTTACTAACCATTCGCCATTGTGTATTATTCCACTGGTACTACTAGTAGGACCGTCATAAAACTCGCCGTCCATTTTATAACAATTGTCAACTGTTACTATAGGAATTCTATATCTTGATGCCATCCAAAGATGCATATCTGAAAACTTTCTTAAATTTTTATTTGCTTCTTCGTCTCCAGCTTCTTGACCACGAAATCCGTTACTGGCATGAAATATTACATCAACATTAGAGTTGGTATAATAAAATAAATCTCTAATTAAAATTTGTGTGTCGTCCCGCTGGCCCCACATGTCATTACATATCAAAGATCCAATATTAAATTTATAGGATCCGGTTGTTTGAAGTCCTTCAGCTTTTATAATTTCAGGACCGCTACCAGGGTATGAATGTTCGCCTGGTATTGTCATTTGTTTATTATACTCGCCAATAGAAAATCCAGTATCATCGTAGTATTGAATTTGACTGCGTTTAACTTTTCCAAAATCTACTTCTTTAATAATTTCTGTTCCTAATGCTAGACATACTGATTTGCTTGTTGCATAAGATACTACATCTTGTAATAAACTTTCGATATTGCTAGTTTCGAGATCTCTGTAGGTGTTAAGATATCCACTTAATGATCCTTCGGGAGTTAACAAGTAATTTACTTGGTTTTTTCCTGCCCAATCGAGTGCAGTTTTAATGTGCTCGACATTTTGAGTCATACTAGAAGTTACGGGAATTTGTGCTGCACCAATTCTAATCATTTTTAATTTCTCCCAATTGCTGAAACATCTTAGTTGCAAAGTCAAAACACAACTTTGCTTCGTCTGCCATACTATCATCTAGTCTTGCACGTACTAGCTCTTTGAGTTCATCATGATCTCGATCAAACTTATACATGCGGCCTTCTCCGGGAACACGTTTAGCAATCATTTGTCCGCCGCTTAGGTCTCCCATGTGTCTTACGTACACATGTGCCATCAGCTTGTCTGCATCGTCTTTGATACTCATCAAATGATCCATGTAATCTTTTACAACAGGCATCAATGGAGGTTGATTAGCATTTGCTTCGCCCCACAGTTCTTGATAGTCTTCATGTATGCTAGGTGCTCTGCGCAGTTCGGGCATTCCATCAAACAGTCCATGCATCATTGACAGCATTTCTAGCATGTTGTATTGTGGATGTTGATTGAAAAGATAACATGCGTAACGTTCTACACTTATCTGTGGCTCTTTGGCGAACATTTCTTTTACAAATGATTGTCTTTCTGCATTTTTATGATGTTCCCATGTAAGGTCTTTTAAATTACTCATTCCGATTCTTCTACTTTCACTTGTAAGGAAAATCCGTGATTACGACTGGCATTAATTGCTTCGTTACTTTTTTGCTCTGCTATCTCGTACTTATACGTACCAACAACAGCCGATCCTTCATTATGAATACTCATTGTTAAAGATTCTGCATTTACATCAGTGTGTTTAAAAATTTGTTTAAGTACACCGATAACCCATTCTACAGGAGTAGTGTCATCATTGAGCATAATAACATTATAATTACTCGGCTCTTTAACTGTTTGTTTGATCTTTTCGTCAATTATGACGTCTGTATCTGTACTCATTCTTATCTCCTAAAATAAATTGGGGAAGCTGTTACACTTCCCCAAAGACTGCTTACTCGCTGTCAGTGTCAATTGCTTCTTGAACGTGTCCGTTCCAGTCTTTGATTGCAATCTTCTTGGGCTGCAATTCTTCTGGAACTTCACGCTTGAGATGAATGTTCAGCATGCCATGCTCAAGGCCTGCGCTTTCAACTTCAACGTGATCAGCAAGTGTAAACTCTCTACGGAAGTTGCGCTCTGCAATTCCTTTGTGCAAATAGTTTACATGTTCTCCACCCTTAGGCGAAGTACCTTCTACACGTAGGATGTTACCGTCTTTGGTAATGTCCAAGTTATCCATGCCGAGGCCAGCGACAGCAAGTGTAATCATAAACTCGTCTTCGTTGATCTGTGCAATGTTGTATGGTGGGTAACCTTGTGATTGACTGTTAGTAAACTGTCTGTCCAGTTCGTTAAATAGTCTGTCAAATCCTACAGTTGATCTGTGGAATGAAGGTAGGTCTAGAGTTGTTAGTCTTGTCATTTGTTTTCTCCTTATAAAGCAAGATTAAAAAGTGCAACCCTTTCGGCGTTGCACTTTTATTTATCATTGAGGTATTACATCATACCCATGCCTGGATTCATTCCAGCTGTTGCATCTTCTTTCTGCGGAATGTCTGTAATAGCACACTCTGAAGTAAGAAGTAAACTTGCAACACTCGCAGCATTTACTAGTGCTGTCTTAGTAACTTTAGTTGGATCAATAATACCCAACTCAATCATGTCACCGTACACACCGTTTGCTGCGTTATAGCCATAGTTGCCAGTACCAGCTAAAATATTAGCTACAACTACGTCTGCACTGTCGCCTGCGTTTGCAGTAATCTGACGCAATGGTGATTCAACTGCACGAAGTACAATATCAATACCTGCATCTTGATCAGCGTTTGAGCCTTCAATAGTGCCTACATTCTGTTTAGCACGTAGTAGAGCTACGCCGCCACCTGCTACAATACCATCTTCAACTGCTGCACGAGTTGCGTGAAGTGCATCGTCAATACGATCCTTCTTCTCTTTCATTTCAACTTCAGTTGCAGCACCCACTTTGATTACAGCTACACCGCCGTCTAGTTTAGCAAGACGCTCTTGCAGTTTCTCTTTGTCGTAATCGCTTTCAGTAGTTTCCAACTGTGTATTGATAGTTGCAATACGATCTGCAATTGCTTCTTTAGTGCCTGCGCCGTCGACAACAATAGTGTTGTCTTTGCTTACTTCAACACGAGCAGCACTGCCGAGATGTTCTGCTGTTACTTTTTCAAGTGTAAGACCTAAGTCTTCTGAGATAACAGTTGCACCTGTTAGTGTAGCAATGTCTTGCAGCATTTCTTTGCGACGATCTCCAAAGCCGGGTGCTTTAACTGCACACGCTTTGACTACGCCGCGAGCACTGTTGACTACTAGTGTTGCTAGTGCTTCGCCTTCGATGTCTTCTGCAATGATAAGAATAGGCTTGCTTGCTTGTGCTACTGCTTCAAGTACTGGTACTAAGTCACGAATGTTGGTTACTTTCTTTTCAACAATCAAAACATATGCATCTTCAAGTTCTACTACTTGACGTTCTTGATTGTTAATAAAGTAAGGGCTTAGGTAACCACGATCAAACTGCATACCTTCTACTACGTCTAGTTCGTCTTCTAGACCCTTGCCTGACTCAACAGTAATAACACCGTTCTTGCCAACACGATCCATTGCTTCTGCAATGATGTCGCCAATAGTTGTGTCGCTGTTTGCTGAGATTGAACCTACTTGTGCAATTTCATTTTGTGTTGCACAAGGCTTAGACAGTGCATCGAGCTCTGTTACTAGAGCAGTAGTTGCCTTATCAATGCCACGCTTGAGATCCATTGGATTCATTCCGGCAGTTACATACTTCATACCTTCTGTAACAATGCCTTGTGCAAGTACAGTTGCAGTTGTAGTACCATCGCCTGCGTTGTCTGCTGTGCGACTTGCTACTTCTTTAACCATCTGCGCACCCATGTTCTCAAGTGCATCTTCAAGTTCAATTTCTTTTGCCACGCTTACACCATCTTTGGTAATAGTCGGGCCGCCAAACGGCTTTTGAATTACTACGTTGCGTCCTTTAGGACCTAGTGTTACACGTACTGCATTTGCAAGTGTGTTTACACCTGCTACTAGTTTGGCACGGCCTTCCGCACCGAATGTTACATTCTTCGCTGTCATTGTTTTCTCCTTATTCTACGATTGCTAAAATTTGATCTTCTGTAAGAATTAAATATTCTTCATTGTCTTCTGTTACTGTTTGTCCAGCGCCTTTGACATACATCACTGTATTGCCTTGGCTTACAACTAGTGGTACAATAGTACCATCTTCAGCAACTCGTCCAGTGCCCGCACTTACAACAGTGCCTTTTACTGGTCCTTCTTTAGCATTGTCTGGAATATATAAACCGCCAGCAGTTTTAGTTTCTGCGTCAGCTGGTTTAACGAGAATACGATCTCGAATTGGATTTATCTTCATTCTATTTCTCCTTGTTAAGCAAGATTGTTTGGAACCCGTCTGGCGTTCCGTCTTTATTTATTATTATTCGCATAAACAGCATTAAATTGCTGTGTACAACGAACAAAGGTTGTGCATTTGCTAAGTTGCTTGAGCTTCATAGCGCCTGCGTATGTACAAGTTGATCGAATACCTCCGAGCAAGTCTTGTACGGTAGTAGCCACTGCTCCGCGATAGGGAACAAGTACTTCTCTACCTTCTGACGAACGATAATCTTTCAATCCGCCAAAATGCTTTGTGTTTGCGGCATCACTACTCATACCGTAGAACTGCACAAACTCTTTTGTTTCTACATATTGTTCAGTGTATCCTGATTTTTCGCTTAATTCGTTTGTTAGGTAACTTTTTGTAATTACTTTGCCACCGCCTTCGTCGTGTCCTGCTAGCATACCGCCTAGCATTACAAAGTCAGCGCCAGCTGCAAAGGCTTTAGCCACGTCCCCAGGACAAGTGCAACCACCATCAGCAATGATATGTCCGCCAAGACCGTGCGCCGCGTCTGCACACTCGATAACTGCTGACAGTTGCGGATATCCCACCCCAGTTTGAATACGAGTAGTACAAACACTACCAGGGCCAATACCCACTTTAACAATATCGGCTCCAGCAAGAATAAGTTCCTCCGTCATTTCGCCTGTAACAACATTACCTGCGATGATTACAATGTGTGGGAAGCGTTTGCGCACTTCACGTACTCGATCTGCAAAGTGTTCTGAATATCCATTTGCAATATCCATACACACGTATTTTAGATTGTCTTCGCACTTCTCAGACACAGCACACAACTTTTCAAAGTCTGCTTCGCTTGTGCCAATGCTCATAGCTACATAGTCTGTGCGATTGAGTCCGTCACCGTAGAAATAATCAATAAGTTCTTCCGCAGTGTATGTTTTAACTAGACAAGTAAAGATGCCTTGAGCGCCTAGTGTGTCTGCCATTTCAAACGTACCAACGCCATCCATGTTAGCAGCCATAATAGGAATACCTTCATAGTGATCATCTTTGATATTTTGTGGAAACGGCGGCTCATAGTTGCGAAATGTGAACTTACGCTCAAGTCGCACTTGAGAGCGACTTTTAAGAGTACTACGCTTGGGACGAATTAGTACGTCTTTGTAATCCAATCGAACTTCATTATCAATGCGCATTACAGCCTCTTAAAAATTACGGGTTGTGTTGATATCGTCTTTAGCTTGCTTTTTAAGCCAACGAGCTCGTCCAGCTTTTTTTGCCTTTGCACGTTTAACACTAGGTTTTTCGTAAAATTCTCTATTTCGAAGCTCTTGTAAAATACCGTCTTCTGCAACTTTCTTTTTAAATTTGCGTAGTGCAAAATTAACATCGTTGTTGCGCACTTCGACACTCAGTCCTCGACGTTCTTGATTATTATTCTGTCTCAAAATTATCTCCTATATTAGACAAAAAATCTAAGTTATAAACTTTATTATTACTTAAACTATTATATACTGAATCTTGGCTGTTTGTCAACCAATATGTCTTGTTTTTAGCTATCATATAGCTTAAAAGGTCTCTGGCCCAGGGTGATGTATTATCTATATCTACTATTGTTGTGTCACACTGTTTAAAGACATTTAACAGCCATTCAACTTCTTTTTTATCATACACAGGTTTATCATAAACGTATATATTAACATCTACTTCTATGTTAGTTAAAAAGTTGTTTTGGAGTTCATCTTGTATCTGCTTGCTAGGATACACCAACAACAGTTGAAGACTGTCGTTGAATAGCATATCTGGTGCAGTGACTATATTAATTTTGTTCACTTAGGACCTATTTGTTAGATAGTTTGTTAAACAATGTATTGTCGCTTTGCTCTGCATTTTGCCGATAACCTTCTTGTGTATTGTAGTTATCATCAATTACTGCTGTTTCCCATGGAAGTGAGTTTATTTCTCCAGATTCAAAAGCATGTCGCCACGCTGCTCTGTCTTCAGTTGGATTTCTAGCTTCCCAATCTGCCCGGGCAGTCACCCAAGAATCGTCTTGCTCCTGTTTACTATAGTATTTGCTATTTGGATTTAATTCTTCCGGTAACTCTGACTCTACTTTTTTTTTAGGTTTTTGGAGCTCTTCTGGGTAGAACATTCTGTTCTTGGTATCAGGAATAACGCCTACTTTTTTTGGAGGCTCATCAGCTTGTATTTCTGTTGGTTCCAATTCTGTATCATCTGCATCTGCCACGGCAGTATCTGTTTCTGATACAATGTCTCTGCTAGCATCATCTGCTGTAGTGCTATCTGCTGTAATATATGACTGTATGTATTCATCTAACTCTCCTCTTCCGGGTTGTTCCACTCTGTCGGGATCGTCTCCTCCATCGTGTCCGGCTCCAGATGGTTGATCATCTCTTTCAACTGTTCTGATGTCATCGCTGGCTTTGCTGGAACTATCTCTTGCGTCTGTTCCACTTCCGTCGGCGGTGTCTTGATCTTGTTTCCCATCATCAGGTCTATTAATGACGTCATCTACTTCTTCCTTTTGTTCGGCAGTCGCACTGACATCTGTATTGCTACTATCCTCAGGTAGAGGATTATCAAATGTAACTCCAGGATTGTCAACTATTGCTTGTGCTCTTGCTCGTTCGTATTCAGCTCTCTCGAGCCGAAGACGTTCACCGTCATCATCTTCAAGTTCTTTCTTGCGGAACTCAAAAGTATACTGTGCGGCTATTAATAATAGGACTGCGAGTGGATCAAACACAAAGATAATAATAATTATTACCCAACGCACAGCTTCTTCCAGCATGTTGCCATCTGCTGCTTCGCCATATACGAATTCAGCAATGTATTTGATAGGTCCTACTTCTGCTTCTAGTTTGCGATATTCTGCTTCTAGTTTAATCTTTTCTTCTGTGAGTGTGTCAATTTCTGTGTTAGCAGTTCTAATACGATTTTGTTGTTCGTCTATGTCTGCTTCAAGTTCTTGTGCATTGCCTACATCGCCCAGTTGACTGCGTAGACGTTCAATTAGTGTTTGTGACTGTGCTACTTGTGACTCTGCACTTTCACGTAGTCTCTGTATTTCATCTCTTGCTGTTTTAATAACAGGGGACTCTGTTTGACGCACTTCGTCAATCTTAGCAAGCATTGCAAGCTCGCGATCTTTGAGTGCAGGAATTTGTACTGTGCGAATGTCTTTGACTACATCTGCTAAACGTATACGCTCTGCATCAACTGTAGCTGTTGCATCCTTGCGCACCTGTGCTACTTCACCTTGTATTTGTGTGATGCGCTCACGCTGTCCACTTACCCAAGCTGCTAGTGCTGTTCTAGTGTTGCCGCCAAACAAGCCATCACTTGACACGCCTATAATTGCTTGTCCTGCTCTAACCTGTTGTTGCTCGCCACTATTGATTTGATTGGTTACACGAATGATTTCTTCTTCAAGACTGGCAATCTGTGCAAGCAATGGTTCTACTGCACTGTTGTCTGTGTCAAGTTCTGTGATACTTGTTTCGTATTCTTTTGCACTAGACTCTAGTCTTAGCACTTCTGCTTGTATACTAGCAAGTTGATCTTCATATGGCTTTGTGCGTGTTGCATCATCTGTTCTTGCATCTGAAATAATTTGATTCTGCTGTTGTATAGCAGGTTGGATACGTTCAAATGCACGATCAATACGAGTTTGCTCTTTGTCAATTTGTGCTTGTATAGTTGCGTCAGCGCCTGTTTCACTGTTTTCCAACTGTGCAATGCGTGTGTTTGCACGAGTAACAATAGCGTTCTGTCTAGCAATTTCATCTGTAATACTTTCTACTCTTGCTACACTTTCTTCACTGGCACTTGTTTGTTCAATGTGTGCTTTGCTTAGAAAGCCAAAGATGCCCATGCTTGTAATAAACATAAGCACCACTACAGCCACGCTTAGATACGTTTTAAGCCACCATGTAGCTTGCTTCCAGTACTTGTGTAACCACACTGCGGTTACAAGTTTTGCTATTTCTAATGTGCCGCCCATAATCATAATGGGTAGAGCTGCTGCCGCAAAGATTGCTACCAATCCTGCGACAGAGTAATATATTGCCACTGCACTGATACATAGAGCAGTGATAAGAGTAAGTATTCCAAATATCATATATTATTTAACCCATTCTGTCTGGTATATTAAGCACTATTATTACTGATTCCAACGATAAAACTTATGATCGCCGATTGTGCCTGTTAAATCGAAGCTACGTGCCCAGCGAGGATTTACATAGTGTGCATGATAGTGTGTTGCACCTTCTGTAATGCCACGATATTTACCATAAAGTATCATAGACAGTGCAAGTTCTTGTGCCTTAACCCAGCTGTCTGTGTCTGTGGGCCAGTCGCTCTTGCCATCGCAGTACCACGAGAACTGACACGCATTGCGTTTCATAGCACCAGAAGATGTTTTCTTACCTTGCTGTACTACTGCGCAAATTGTATTAGGATAACGTGTGTCTTGTACACGATTGATAACTACATCAGATACTGCTGCTGCGTCCGCTAAACTACTGCCGCGAGCTTCGTAGTAGATGTTCTGTGCCAAGCACCATGCTTGCGGATCATCGTCTGCTGTGAACAACCCTTTTGCTTGTGCTGTGCTTGCAATAAACACTGCAATGCTGCCAATAAGAATGCCTTTGAGTACTGCCTCAATATAATTTTTCATTGTGTTGCCTTTGATTAGTTGCGGCGCATCTGCGCAATTTCTTTGGCTTCTTCTTTGTTATCTGCAAAGATAGGAACCATATTTGATTTGTGCATCGTCGCTATTCCGAGGAGTTGTCTTTCTCCTGAGTAGGTTTGGACTTCTTTTTTGGGGGCGTAGCCTGGGATTTCGTTTGACGTTTTGAGGCTTCGATATGTCGTTGTGTCGCGGACATTCGGTTGGGTTTGCGCATAGGGTTTAAACTCCTTATCTTCCTTGCGTTTAGGTTTATACTGCCCACGGGTGTATGCAACATAATCATCAAACTCGTTAAACTGTAGGCTATGATTGTTATTGCGGCGCATACGCTTGTTGTACTGACGCCATTCAAGTTGAAGACGATCCATGTCTTTCTTGTTTAGTTTCTTTGCTTTAGGTTTTTTAGTATTAAGAGTGCTCATGCCTCTTACTAATGACATAGTCATAAAAAACTCCTGCTTTGTTACTGTCTATACAGTATAGCAGGAGTTTAGTGAGCTGTCAACCTTTTAACTTAAAATTCATGCTGATTACTATACGTAGCTCATCTGTGCAGTTCTTTGTTACAAAATGCGGCATAGTACTGTCAAACATAGCATAATGTCCTTGTTGCGGTTCTATATCGTGCTGTTCAACTATGTAAGGATTTGGCTTGTATTGAAATACAAAGTTGCCGCTGTCTTTGGGACACTGTACCCAAAATGCTGCACTTACATGTGCGCCTTCAGAATAGTTCTCTGAGCTTTCATGGCTGTGTAAATTGGTCATTTCGCTACGACTGTGTACTACTGCCCATGCTGCTGTGTTAGGATCAGTGTCTGTCATGCTACTGTTCCAGCATAGTTCTATTTCATTGCCAGAATATTCATGCCACGCGGCGCACAATTCTTTTGCTAACTTTTGTATTTCTGAATTAAATTCTATGCGTATGTCTTCATTGCGTATACTTGCTGCATGTTTAGACATAGTTTTGTTTGCATGATACTTTTCAAGTACCATATCAGTAATAGATTGTATGTCTATTGTTTCAAATTTACCAGTGATGTATTCGCATTTGTAGAGTGTTTCTACTTGCATCTGTTATTGCCTTTGCAATCTAAGTTCTTGTAATTCTTGTTCAAGCTGTTGCACTCTTAGCTTTAATAATGCCAATTCTGTATGTGCTTCTTGTACTTGTGGACTGTTGATTTTTTGTGCAAGTGTTTGAATATGCATGGTGTGTTTTTCAAGTTCACCTTGCACATCATCCATATTACTTTCAACATGGAAAACCAGTCCAGCAGCAGAGACAACAGCAAACAGGATTGCTCCAGCAGTTTTTAAACTTATTTGTAATTCTGTGTCTTCACTGACTTGGACTGGTTTAGCCATAGTTTATTTCCTTAGTGTAGCTTTGGCAACTTGTTATAATCTACTTGATAGTAGCCATTTGTATGTACACTTACTGCTGCTGCATAATCTGTATCCAGTAGTTCTTGTGCCATAACACCCGTGTGTTCTACGCTTGATCCCAAGTAGTTGTAGGTGTATGTGTTGATACCTGCCACTGTGCCTACAAATTCAACATTCTCTTTTAGACGCACGTCTGAGAAAAACTTCTTGGTTGCTTTCCAAGCATCCTTGCCTGCTTTTGCAGTTGCATTAGCTGCATCTTCTGCTGCCTTTGCTGCTGCGTTGGCTGCATCTGTGATTGCTTTTTCTGCACTGTTGATTGCTTTGTTGCATTCGTTGATAGCACTGTCACAAGCTTTGATAGCACTGTTGCAGGCATTAATAGTCTGCTGTGCTGCCTGTGAATTTGCCAATGCATTTGCACTCGATACAGTCCAGTTGGCAACTTGGTTGGCTGCATCTGTTACTGCATTGGCACAATCGTTAACTGCATCTTCTGCTGCCTTTGTTGCTTTTTTAGTTTCGTTATATGCATCGTTAGCAACTTTTGCTGTTTGGTTTGCAACTTTAAGTGCATCGTCTGCAACTTTAATTGCATCTTCTTGTGCTTTGTCAATTTCACCAGTGATATAATCACAGGCTTCTTCCATGCTCTTGCCTGCATGCATCATTGCATTTGCACCGTCAATTAGCGGACCAATGTCAACATCTACATTTACATCAACGTCTAATCCAACTAATAATGCTGCCTCACCGTCAATGCCAAACGAAATTGTGTCATCTTCGTATGTTGCATGTGCTGAACCTTGTGCGCCAACTTGTGCGCCAATACTTGCTCCTGCGCTGCCGCTTACTTCTGCACCACCCAAGTGTGCTGAACCGCTTGCATCAGCGCCTACTCCTGCACCAGCAATTGCTCCTGCGCCTACATCTACACCATGCTCGCCTACACTTGCATGTGCGCCTGCTTCTGCATATGCTTCTGCGTGTACGTTTGCTTGACCTTCAGCGCCTGCATCTACTTTTACATCTCCTAACGGTGTTTCAAGTCCCGCACTTGCATCTACTGATCCACTTGCACCAGCTTCTGCTCTTGCACTTGCTCCTGCATTTACTGCTGCTGTTGCATCACTGCCGTCCCATCCTGCACTACCTTCAACGTGTGCTTCTGCTTCTGCACTTGCGTGTGCTTCTGCTGAACCACTTGCGTCTGCTACTGCATCTACACCAGGTACAATCTCTTGTTTAGCATGTGCTTCGCCGCTTGCTTCTGCGCCTGCTTCTACTTTTGCATGCACTTCTGCGCCTGCTGCAACACTTGTGTCTGTTACTTCATAGCCTGCACTTGCACCTGCTTCGTAACCTGCATGTGCGCCTGCACTACCACTTGCTCCTGCGTTGTCGTTTCCCACAGAACCTGAAGTTTGAACTGCAACTTCATCTACTACTTCAATATTGTACTGCGGCTTAGATACTTGCTGTACCATGTCTGCTGACTTTTGTACTTCAGCTTGTGCTGCATCGTAATTATCAGCTGCTTCTTTTTCTGCTGCATGAGCTGCGTCTAAATCAGCTTGTGCTTTATCAGCGTCTGCTTCAGCTTGTGCTTGCTTTTGCTTTGCAGCTTCTGCTTCTTTGTCTGCGTTAGCTTTAGCAGCGTCAGCATTTTGCTTGTCAATTTCAGCTTGGTGCTTTTGGTTTGACTTGGCATTCTTTTCATTCTGCTGCTGCTGTTTTTTTGCTTCAGCATTAGCTTTATCTTGTTCATGACTCATTACAGCGTCTCCTTTTGGTTTATAATGTAGTTATAAAAAAAAGGACCCTTGCGGATCCTTTTGTGGTTATTTTTCTTCTCTAGTTAGTTCAGCTAACCTTTCAGCAGATATTCTTAGATTTTGTGCTGCTCTAAGATTCTTTTCTGCTTCTTCTTTTCTTGACATCTCTTGCAAGAATATAACCAACTCACCGTCAGTCATTAGTCCTTGCCTTCCATTAGCGCAACGGCTTCGTCATAGTCCGCTTGACTTACAACACCTTCACGAAGTAGTTTCATTCTGTTGGCCATGTGCTTGGTTTGAATTTCTTCTTTTGACCCGCCAAAGTATGCTACACAATGCCCTTCTTCAATCATTATGTCTGTGACCAGTTTGCCATCTGGAGCACGGAAGTCTCCTAGGATACGTCCAAACTTGCCTTTCATATCTTCGCCATGTTTGTTTTCTGTAGTGATTAGTTTGCCGCCATTTTCCAATAGTTCTTTCAATCTATTTTTAGCTGCTGTACCAAATACTTTTTCCACTTTGTCACTGGTGCGTGACTCTGGTGTGTCAATACCCATAATGCGTACACGCTCGTCTTTTAGCCATACGCCAAAGCCTAGGTCGATGTCTACATCAACAGTATCTCCGTCTACGCATTTAAGTAATACTACGTCATATTCGTTTTGTGTTTGCATTTTAGCCCTCCGTTATAATGCATTATTCTGTTATGTTAAACTTCAAATTCTCATGATCTGGATAGTTAACAACCACTGCCCCCTCTGGACATTGATAATCTATGTGTGCTAATAATGTTGCTTCACCTGGCTTTATCACATCTCTGTGTTCTTTATCAATAGTAAATGTAAACCCAAACTTATCTACTTTGTCACTTGCAGGTCCGCTAAACTTAGTCAGACCTGGTGTTGCCAAGTGGACCATATACTTGCTGTCTTTGACTTCAAGCCTAAAGCCCTCAACCTTACAATCATCTCTATGCTTTTCTCTCGCAACAATAACATCAAAGGTGCTGTCTACAGGACCGTCTGTGATTTCAAAATGTTCTGGAGCCCATGTTAAGATATCTTTACTCTCTAACTTATCCCATAAAGTGTAACCCCCACCAATCAATGCAAATGTAGCAGTTACTACCCCTATGCCCTTGGTGATGTTTTCTACGTCAACTACCCACATAAAACATCCCTCTTAGTTATGTACTATGTTTATTTATCAAGAATAAAGGGCGATGTTGCCACCGCCCTTGTTGCCGTAATTTACGTTAGTTTAACTTAGAAGTTAAATGCTAGTCCTGCTGTAGGAGCAAACTCTTCTGTGTCAACGTTGTAGTTAGCACCTGCTGTAAATGTTGCACCACCTACTGCTGTTTCGTACTCACCACCGATGTTTTGTAGCATGTCTGCGTCATCACCGTTTAGGTATGCTGTGATACCGTATGCTGTTGCTACAGTTTCAAAGCCAAGTGTTTCTGCGTCTACATCATATGTCATTGCACCGCCTAGACCTACGCCTGCTAGTTCAATGCCACCAACGCCTGCACCTAGTACAGTGTTTTCACTGTCCAAGTTATAGTCTGCTGCTGCTGTGATATCCATTGCACCCATGTTTAATGTGTATGCACCTTGTACATTGCTGATGTCTGTGATGTCTGTGTTCCAGTCTGTGAAGCCTAGTGCTACTGTTGCTGCACCAGTTGTTACTGCTAATGACTCTGTCATTGCTGGTGCTGCAAGTGTTTGCTCACCTTCTGCACCTGGCATTACACCATTGTCTGTGCCGAACGCTACGCCTAGTGCGCCTACAGTTGTACCAACTGTCCAGTCTGCTAGTGATCCGTTGCCTGCTTCGTTAACTTCGAAGTCTAGGTCAACTGTTGCAAGACCTTGCATATCAACACCTAAGTCGATACCCATTGTGCCTGCCATATCGCCTGCTGCTGTTTCAGCAAAGTCTAGTGCAACTTCACCTGAAATTACTGGACCATATGTCATTGTTGTTGCATCCTCAGATAGTGCTGCTGATGCTGTCATAGCCAAAGCGGCTACTGTTGTAATAAATACATTACGCATTATAAAAACCTTTCTTATTTTTATTGTAGTGTCGTAAAAAAGGGCAAGCTCACAACTTGCCCTTTCATACTATTAATTATATGTTCTGCTTGCTATTTGTCGACTGTTAAGAGCGAATTTAGCAACTGTTGACATATTATTATCATTAGTGTTGCACCATTGCAACAGTCTAATTACAGATTAGCCAATAGTTCTTTTAGTTTTTTCTTTGACTTGCCACGCACTTTAGCGTCTTTGATAGCATCGACACCTTCTTGTGTAAGTTCACCTACAACAACAATACCAATCATACCCATTGTTGCGTGTGGTGTACACACATATACATACACACCTGGTGTGTCAAATGACAGTGTTATATCTTTTGATACTTTTGATTTACCCGGAAGTTTAACACCGTCTGGTCCATCAATCATTTGTACATTGTGACCTTTGTCTGTTGCTAACCAAGTTACACTTTCACCCACATCAATGGTTACAATCTCTTGCGAGAAAACCATTTTGCGTTTTTTGTCGTCTGGGTCTTTGTTCCACATTTCTAGTGTAACATCTTCTGCAAAGGCACTTGTTGCCATTGCCATTAATAGTCCAATAGTCGTTAGTAGTCTTGCCATATTATGTTCCTTTCGTATATGGTTATCCGCCACCTTGAAAGCGGTCGTCTTTGGGCTTGTACCAATTCTTTTGATTGTGTATTCTGCCCAGTAGTTCTTGTATCTCATGCATTTCAGCACGAGATTGTTCTGATACTTCGCCTTGAGCAATAGCCAAACCTCTGCGTCCAGCCTTTGCTCTTAGTGCTGATTCTATAACCTCAATGTCTCTTACTGTAAGTTCAAAGTTGTTGTTTGGTTTCATTCGCTTAAACCAAAACATGGCATATGAATTGCTTGCTTGCAGTTACTAGCATATTCATCTACACCCAAGGTGAGTATAGTTATGCCAATGGGTACTACTGTAAACATCAGAATTATAACGAAAAATGATAGTGCTAGTCCTTTAAACATTATACATGTTCTCCATTTGCTGCTCGGCCGTTGTATTTCTGACCGGATTTGATAAGTCGGTTGATTGATTCTGGATTGTTTTCTGCTTGACGGAATGTCATTGCTGTGATTGTAACTCCACTGATTAATACCATATGAAATACTGCACTAATGCCAAACGCTATATAGCTGCCAATCATCACAGCAAACAAGCCGCTCCAGATAAAGAATAGACTCTGGAAGATCATATGTGCTACCATAGGGTCTAAGTTGCGTAGTGGTGATTTTTCAACTGTCATTACGCTGTCCCACATGTCTTTGGGAATAGCAGCTAGTGTTGAAATAGTAGTTACCCATCCAATGGGCTTTGGTGTGGTGTTCATAACAAAATCCTTTTGTCTCTGTGTGTATATTAATTTAGCATGGTTATGCCAAGAAGTCAATAATATTAAGTGCGCTATAATGTAGCAGTGAAAAAGAAAGCACCCGAAGGTGCTTTCTTGCTATGTTTGGTAACAGGGTCTAGCTACCCCGTAGCTGCCCTTAGGCTGCTAATGCTATATTTGCGTTTGCAATTATAAAGTTTGTTCGCGGTAACGGCGCTTACATCCCGGTAACTCCACGCATCTATCCTGCCTGTCGATCCTAGTTCATCCCCATCAAATTTACTCTACAAAGTAAATTATCAGTTTTTACTCTACAGAGTAAATTTGGTGGAGATGCGCGGTACTGCCCCGCGGTCCAGTTCAGTCGTCAAATTGCTTCAACATTACAAGTATATTTATAGCACGTTTAGCCAAACATGTCAAGTTCTTTTTCTGCTTTGGTTGTTACTTTTTTGTTAGGGTCTACAAGTTTGCGTAGCCAACTGTCAGCAATGTATGCTTTAGGCGATGGGCCTAACTGTATGTTTAGATCCTCTGCTTCAATCCACCAGTAGTGATCGTGAACGAGGCAGGTGCAGGTCATTCCATGTGCTTCAAACTGTTCGTCCTTTTCAAACTTGCCAATATATTCTGCTACATTAACAATTCTGCCTACGTTACTTGGATTGATTGAAAATACTATTACGGCTTTATCGCCTTCACTTACGTTCATTCTTCTTTCTTCTTTGGCTTGCGTCCGTAAAAGCCGCCTTTGACTTCTAGGTTTTCTGTTCGTGCAAATGGCTCGCACTGTTGAATCTTGCCGCCTTTGGCTAGAAATTCTTCTACTGCTTTTTTTGATTCGTCATCTGTTTCGCGTGGTGTTGGATTCATAGTCCTATCAGTCCCCATCCGTGATTTGCAATTGCGTTTAGTATAATAAAAAGACCAACAAGTACTTCAAACAAAACTATAACAGTTCTAATCAAAGCGACTTTGTCAGCCTTTTTATCTTCGTCAAAGGCCTTACTCCCTAAGGCTTTAGCCCAGACTGTCCACATTACATATTGTTCTTGCGTTCTTGAATCTCTGCACGGCGAGACTTTGTCAGTTTGCCAAGGTCACCTAATGCACCACGTGCTCGTGTTGCCGCTGCTTTAACGTTTTTGGTTTCCCAAGCTTCGTGTTCAGCTAGGTAAGCATTAAATGCTTCTACAATTTGTTCATGTTGTGTTTTATCACTCATATTTTTCTCCTGTAATATGTTCATAAATTTCTTTCCAGTTCTTTACTCGAACTGCTTTACCCGAGTAATCACGATTGTGCTCGTGATCAACTAGTATACTGTTTAGTCCAACAGCACGACCGACACTAGCATTTTCTGGTTTGTCTTCAATCCAGTAGCATCCAGTGTCGCGATACTGTTCAAGCACTTCGTCTTTGTCTGCACCAGTGTCTAGATAAATGTATTTTTCAAATACGCTGTCTCCAAACATTTCACGCAAGTTCTTTGTACGCAAGTGCTGAGAGTAATCATCGTTGCTCAAACTAGTAATAGCATGAAATACATAACCATGTTCTGCATGAAGTTTTTTAACATAATGGATAGCATCACGCAATGGCGGAAGTTTGCGAATCCACGCACTTTCGTTGAACATGCGTATTAGACGAAATGCTTCGTCATTGTCCATATCATACATTGCTGCAATTGAATACTGACGAGTTTTGTTTTTTACGTACCCGTGTCGCTTCATCCATTGATCAAACGCATATTCCCAATCGAATAAAACGCCATCACAATCTGTTAAAATACATTTTTCTTTCATAACTTGCCTCTTTGTTTGCCTTATTATATTACTAATATAGCATAAGAATTAAGTTATGTCAAGTATTTTTTAATTTAAGATACATATAATCTGCAATTTGCTGATTTCCAATTTTATCAGGATGACCATTGTTATCGTCTGCATTAGAAAACATGTTGTTAATATTAGATAGCCAAATATCTTCTTTACACAGCCAATTAAAATTTTTATTGAGAAACGTCTCATTTTGTTTAAAAGAAGTAGGCATAATAAATGAAATTAGTTTATAGTTGATTTTATTTTTTTCTAGTAAAAAAGAAAGTTGTGATAATTGACGTATATATTGTAAATATTCAGCTTCTTCTGTATAATTTACTAGGTTACTACGCAATTTATCCATACCTATTTCTGTTATTTGTTTGGTATTTTTTTCTCCTATACTAGGTATGACAGGGAGGGTTGCACGTTGGTTTAAGTTGTTCATAACCACTCTTGTCCAGTCTACTGAATCCGGAAATTCAAATCTAAAAGGAGATGTTACTTGTATCAACACCAATAAATCTTCGAATGGAATTGTGGTGTTTGAAATAAAATTTTGTATTTTTCTAAATGATCTTTGATTGGATCCGCCTTGTTTACCTTCATTAATTACACTGTAATTTAGCTTTCCTGCCAGCAAACTTGGCCACAATTTGTTTTCTGGCACGTTTTGATCAAATTTTGTAAAACTACATCCTACTGTGTATAACGTTTTCATTCTATGCGTCATCATTAATTACATTGTATATCCGTTTGATTGTAGTACAGATTTATATTGTGCATATTGACTTGTTCTACTACCGTTTGGACCCCATTGACGTTTGCCGCCGATGTCAACGTGCATAAAACTATTGTAGCAACCTATGCCCGTAAATCCTGCATCAATTGCTTTCTGTATCATGTCTACACGCCCTTGTATGCTAGATGTTCCCCATTGTATGTCGATTGCTTTGCGCTGTGTATGCATACTCTTTTTTGCTCCGCCTACACTAGAGTTGTATGCAGGAGAACGATAAGCACTGTTTAATGTAATAACACGACCTAATGATTTTGCAAGATTTTCTGCATTTGTCCATACTTGAGGTAACACTCTTGGATTTACATGAGGCTGAACATTGATCCATTCCGAAGTTGGACGAGGTATATCTGAATCCTCTGTAGCATCTTCTCCTGTTGCCGAATCGCTGCCAGGCGCGCCAACTGCACCTTCTGCACCTGTTACTGGACTTGAACCGCCTGGTGTGCCGCCGCCGAAGGATTCTAGTGCCTCCATAGTGTCAGGATCCTGTCCAGCTGCTAATTCAGCTGCTCTTCCTGACAGAATAGATCTTGCCTGTGCATCGTCAATACCTACAGTATCTTCAAGACCGAGTGCATCTGCGACAGCCCCGCCAAGTGTTGGTCCGCCGTTTGCAAAAACGTTTTCTGATCCGCCAACTGCTCCATCGCCGTCGCTGTCAGTGTCGCCTACTCTGTGTACTCTTGGCATCTAATTCTCCTATAACTCAATTCTACGTGTCGAAGTAAAGGAATATCCGTCTTCATCAACACCTGTGCTTGTTACCACATACGAAACATAATTTCCGTCTGCGTCTTTTGCAGTGGAAGAAACTTGTTCGCCTGGTGCAAGTGTAATATCTGGGAAGTCACTAGGAATACCATATGTAGCTGCGGGTGGCGGAGTATCAGCTGACTTGGCTTCAGCCTGTTGATCTTCTACAGATTTTGGTAAAACATCGCCTGTTGCAGGATCGACTAAGTCTGCTGTAGGACTTGCTATTTGTGATGCAGTTTCTCCAGGAGGTCTTGCAAACGGCCAACGTTTGCGTGGCTTGCTTGGATTTGGAATTGCGTTAGGCGGTCCAGCTGGTTCTCCTGCTGTTATTTGGCCAGTGACTTCGTTGTCAAAACCTAGTAACTCTCCTTGAGCAAACGGAGTTACTTGTGTAGTTGAGCCACGCAGACCATCGTCAGGTCCAGCTGTACCTGCGGCTTCCCAATAGTATAGTCCGCTTATTCTTATTAGTGTTTTTAAATCTTTAGGATCTTCTTGTACGCCTAGTGCTCCAAGTATTTCTGCTCTTTCTGCTGCTAGATTAGATGCACTATCGCCAGTGGGTTCGGCAACACCACTGCCATTAAGAGCAACTGTCTTATTTTGAATTGCACTAGCAACTGCTGATGCTGTATTACTGCCGGCTGTACTCATACTAACTGCTAGTGCTGCTCGTGCAAAGTCGTTCATTACTCCGTTGGTTACAATGCCTGACTCTGGATCTTCTTGTAGGGTGCGTAACAATCTAATATCGTCGCGTATTCCTGTTAGTGCTGTAATGATCCGGTTGTATTCCGGAGTCATATCTATATGCTTATATGGTGCTGATGTGCCGTTGCCTGCCATTATGCTGTGTTATCCCTTGGTGCCATTAGTGATGATAGATACTGCGGAGCATTATCAGTTTTGGTTTTTAATCCTGCACTTGAACCACCACCCCAGTATCTATTTGAAAGTATGCCGCTGATTACGCCAGCTTGTTGACCTTTCCACGCAATGTCTACGTGTACATTACCGTTGCTCATGTAGCCATTGCCCATTCCTATAGCAGTTGCTCCTGCGTTTTTACATTCTTCTGCAAACTTTAACATAACTGCTAACTGTTCTGGATTTGATGTATACAGTCTAGTGCCGTCACCATCAGTTAATCTAACATCAGCTGCATAGCCTTTGTCGTGTCTGTTTGACCCAGTTCTGTTACGTCCGTCAACGCCGCCTTCGCTTTTAGGAACTTGTCCGCCACTGGTTATAAGAACATTTACTCCTGCTGCCGCAGCAGCAGTTTTAAGTATATTCATAAGTTCTGATTGTATTGGCAAGTTTCGTTTGCCGCCTTGGTTACCATAGGTAACATTGCCTTCGCCTGTGCCGGACGCAGTAGTAACTTGATCAAACGGAACAGTGCCTTCGTAATATGTATTACCATCTTCGCCTACAATAGCTGTAGTGGCGCCGCCGCCGTAACCCGGACTTTGTGCAGTAGCAGCACTGCCACCCCTAAAGCCGCCTGTAGTGTTGCTTGAGTTGCGTATTGCATTATAGTTAGCAGTACTAGTATTGCCTAGGTTAGTTGGATTGCCGATTTCAGCATTAATCATATCCAACATACCCGAGTCTTTCAAGTTAACGTACTGTGCGGCTGCGGCTGCAATATTAGCAGCATTTGGTACAATTGTATCTGCTTGACGTGTGTAAATACCCTTAGCTCTAGTATCGCCTCTGTCTGTAATAATGCGCAAGTCTGCTTGAATGTCTTCAAACAAACTTGCTATTTCTGCTAGACATGCTTGATGCGCTAGGTCATGGTCAATATGAATATGATCTTGATGCGAGCCACCTGGATGAGTATCAACATCAGTATGATTTACTGTAGTTTGACCTACACCTTCTGTTGTTGATTCTTCAAATATATTTGCGCCAGCTATTGACATTTATCTTCCTCGTATATTATAATATAATATATTTATCCGAGGTTTTATGCCATTTGTATACTACTGGTACTAGACACATATTGCTTTGCCATTTCGCCATCAGTCTTGTGTACTAGAAGTAGTGCGCCTTTGTTAATTGCAACTTTTGCATCTGGATTAATTGTAAAGGTAAATGGCCCTAGTCCAATTCCTTGTTGTGTAGCCATGATAGCCATCGGCTTTTGCAGTGTGATAGTTTTATCATCTTCTTCTACAAAACGTCCGATAATTTCTTCGCCTGCTGTTGTTTTTAGTGTAACAGTGTCTTGTGCCTTGTAAGGTGTTTCGATAATCATAAAGTATATCCTGTGCCGTTGTAATTAGTTTCTTCGATGTATGTTTTAAGTTTATCCCAGCCGCCGATCTTTGTACCGTTGACTACAATCTGTGGAAATGTTCTCGCACCTGGAAAGTGTTCAAGAACTTCTTCGCGAGTAAAGTCAACATCAAGCTGACGATACTCAAAGTTATATTCGTTTTGCTCACAAAATCTTTTTGCTGCATCACAATGCGGACACTGTGCTTTACCCCAAATCTGTATCATAGACTAAATCCTTTTAAACTATCAGTTGATACATCTTGTTTGATACCACCGATCACATAGGACTCGACCTCTGTTTCCTGCGGCGCCACCTGCAAGCCTGAACTTGACAACCAGTGCTGTGTCCACGGTAGTGGATTGGTGTTTACTGGGGCATCGAAGATTGACTGCAATCCAAGTGCTTTCAATCGACGGTTAGCAATGTACTCTACATATTGGTTAAGCAATTGAGTATTAAGACCAATCATCGAACCGTCTTTGAACAAATACTCTGCCCAATCTTTTTCTTCTGCTACGCATTCACGCCATAGCTCGTACACTTCTTCTTCACACTCTTTAGCAATACTTGCCATTTCTGGATCGTCTTTGCCTTGTGCCCACAACTTCAATATGTGTGTGCTGAGAGCCAAGTGCTGTGCTTCATCACGAGCAATCAATGAAATAATCTTAGCTGATCCTTCCATTAGCTTCAGTTCGCCAAAGCCAAACGTACATGCAAAACTTACATAAAAACGCAAGCCTTCAAGAATGTTTACAGTCATCATTGCAAGATACAGTTTCTTTTTAACATCACGCATGCTGCCTTCGCCGCGGTGTGTGTAAGCGTCTGCTGCTTCTGTAAATGCATCATAGTGCTTGGTAACACTTGTTGCACGAGCAATAATCTTTTCATCATCTAGAATAGTGTCAAACACTTCTGCAGGGTCAGCATACACGTTCTTCATAATATGTGTGTAGCTACGCGAGTGGATTGTTTCAAAGAAGTCCCAAGTAACAATACACCCTTCTAGTTCAGGAAGTGAAACATGCGGCAAAAACGCTAGGCATGGACCACGTCCTTGGACACTGTCAAGTAGTGTTTGATATTTCAAATTGGCAGTAAAAATATGCTTCTGCTCTGGACGGAAGTTGGCAAAGTCAGCACGATCTTTCTGCAGACTCACTTCTTCTGGACGCCAAAAGTAACCTAACATGGTTTGGTTAAGTTTATCGAACACAGGAAACTTAAACGTGTCGTAACGCTGTGTGTTTTGATCTTCACCAAAAAACATGTCTTGTTTAGTAAAGTCTACTTTTTCTTTATTGAATACGGTCTTTGCCATTGTACTTCCTCTGTATCTGTTTATATAGTATATAACGGTTAACTATTAAAGTCAACCGCTATTTTTAAATTGCGCAACTGTCACAAGCTTCTTCGTCACTCATATCGACCGTGCTTGGTGCTAATGCTTGTTCCGGCTTGTCATCTTCTAATTCACTTGGATCAGTCTTATAATCATAAGTGTTTTGGTAGTAAGATGTTTTCCAACCCATTTTGTAAGTTGTCAACAAGTCATTAATCATCTTACTCATTGGCACTTCGTTATCTGGGAAGTGTGTTGGGTTGTAACTCCAGTTGCCTGAGATACCTTGATCAAAGAACTTCTGCATTACTGCAACTACGTTGATATAACCTTCGTTGCTAGGCATGTCCCACAACAAGGTGTAGTGCGCCTTAAGGCTCTGATATTGTGGAACAATCTGTTTAAGAGGCCCTTTCTTTGACTTCTTAACGGACAAGTAACCTCTAGGTGGTTCGATTCCGTTTGTTGCGTTCGACACAACGGAACTGCTCTCCGATGGCATTTGTGCGGACAACGTTGAGTGCCTGAGGCCGTGTTCCTTGATGTCGCTGCGTAAACTATCCCAATCATAATTTAACTCATTTGCTACAATAGTATCAACATCCGTTTTATATGTATCAATTGGAAGGATACCGTCTGAGTATTTAGTACGATTGAAGTACTCGCATGCACCACGCTCTTTAGCAAGATTGTTTGATGCTTTGAGCAAGTAATATTGGAAAGCTTCTGTTAGGTCATGTACAAGTTTCCATGCTTGTGGGTTATCATATTGTACGTGATTCTTAGCAAGGTAATGCGCAAGTCCAATATATCCTACACCTAAACTACGACGAGCTTTGGTTGAACGTTCTGCTGCTGCAATTGGGTAACGCTGATAATCAATAATTTCTTCTAACGCACGAACAGCAAGATCACATAGATCTTCTAAGTCATCAATGTTTTTAATTAATCCTACGTTAATAGCACTTAGAATACACAGAGCAATTTCACCTTCTTCATCATCAATATGATTAAGTGGCTTAGTTGGTAGTGTAATCTCTTGACACAAGTTGCTCATGTATACAGTGTCTTTGAAGCTACTGTGTGTGTTAGCATGATCAACATTCATGATATACATACGTCCTGTTTCTGCACGTTCTTTGATTAGTGCTGAAAACAATTCCATTGCTGGCACAGACTTTTTCTTGATGCTTGTAGCACGTTCGTACTTTTCATAAAGCTCTTGGAACACTGCTGGATCGCCAAAGTATGCATCGTATAGACCCGGAACATCATGTGGTGAGAAAAGAGTGATATCGCCGCCAGTTAGTAGTCTTTCATACATTGTTTTGTTTAGCTGGATTGAATAGTCCAATTTGCGCACACGGTTGTCTTCTGTGCCTTTGTTGTTCTTTAGCACAAGGATGTCTTCAATTTCTTGATGCCAAAACGGGAAGTGTACAGTAGCACTGCCGCCACGTACACCATTCTGTGTACAGCAACGTACTGTGCTTTCAAACTTCTTAAGAAACGGAACAATACCTGTGTGTGCTACTTCTCCGCCTCTGATTCTGCTGTTGACGCCTCTGATGCGTCCCGCATTGATGCCGATACCCGCTCGCTGTGCAGTGTATCTACCAATCGACATATCACTAGCGAAGATACTATCAA